TTCAATTTAATGAGAATGCCAAAATTATTATCGATACTATTCATTCCGTTAAAGGGGGAGAAGCAGACAACGTATTATTATATGAGAAATCTAATTGGCCATCTAACTTTGCAACTAAAAACAACAAAGAAAAAATGGCTGAAGCACGTGTTTGGTATACAGGTATCACACGTAGTAAAAAATCCTTACATATTCTCTCAACTGATCATACATACTTTTTTCCTTTGGTTAGTTTGGCATCTCGTTTCAACAGGAAGGTTATAAATGACAAATAAAAATATGTTTGATGAAGTATTTCCACAAGACAAGCAGATAGGCGGAAGTCACTATAAAAATTTTCGCATTCAGCCGTATGAATTTATATCTAAAAATAATCTCAGCTTCTTCCAGGGAAACGTTGTGAAGTATGTTTGTAGATATTTATCAAAAAATAAAATAGAAGATTTACAAAAAATAATTCATTATTGTGAACTAGAAATTTTAAAATTAAAAGATGAAAAAACCAAATCCTCTAGCAAATAATGACAACCGAACTTGTATTTAATCAAACAGAAACTGATTGGACAGCTCCAGAAGCTTATCCTGATTTATCTGATAGATCTATCATAGCTGTAGACTTAGAAACTAGAGACCCTAACATTAAAACAAAAGGGCCAGGTTGGGCAACTAACGATGGGGAAATAGTTGGTATTGCAATAGCTGCAGATGGTTTTAAAGGTTACTTCCCTATTGGACACGAGGCTGGAGGTAATATGGATAAAAATATTACTATGCGATGGTTTAAAAGTTTAATGGAAAATACTGTAGACAAAGTATGTCACAATGCTTCTTACGATATAGGTTGGACACGTTCTCAAGGAATAAAACCTAACGGAAAAATTTTAGACACAATGATAGCAGGAGCTTTAATTAATGAAGATAGATTTAGTTACTCACTAAACTCATTAGCCTTTGATTATCTTGGAGAGATAAAATCAGAAGCACAATTAAAAGAAAAAGCAGACGAGTGGGGTTTAGATGCAAAACAAGATTTATGGAGATTACCTGCAAGCTATGTTGGCCCATACGCTGAACAAGATGCAGAACTTACATTAAAACTTTGGAATCGTTTTAAAGTAGAAATAGAAAAACAAAACCTATCAAATATATTTAATTTAGAAACTACCCTTACTCCTATTCTTATAGAGATGAGAGAACACGGTATTCGCGTAGACTTAAATAAAGCTACTGACCTAAAAACTCAATTTATTAAGGAAGAGAACAAAAAATTAGCAGAGATAAAAAAGCTTTCAGGGATTGATGTAGAGATTTGGGCTGCAGCTTCTGTAGCAAAAGCTTTTGATGCATTGAACATAAGTTATCAAAGAACAGAAAAAACTAAAGCTCCTAGCTTTACTACAAACTGGTTATATAATTGTCCTTACCCAATAGCAAAACTAATTAGAGAAGCTAGAGAAATGAATAAATTTCATTCTACATTTATTGATTCCATATTAAGGTACGAACATAAAGGTAGAATACACGCAGAGATTAATCAATTAAAATCTGATTCAGGTGGCACAGCCACAGGCAGACTATCAATGTCAAATCCAAATTTACAGCAGATACCAGCTCGTAATAAAGAGTTTGGTAAACAAATTAGATCATTGTTTTTACCTGATGAAGGTAAACGTTGGGGTTCATTTGATTATTCTCAACAAGAACCAAGATTAGTTGTGCATTATGCAGCATCAGTTGATTCAGGTTTTGAAGGATCCTTTGATTTAATTAAAGCATATGAAAATAATGATGCAGACTTTCACCAAGTTGTTGCTGATATGGCTGGTATTCCTAGATCGCAAGCTAAAACAATTAATTTAGGATTATTCTATGGTATGGGTTCTGGTAAGTTAGCTAGAGAACTTGGTATTGAAGTAGAGCAAGCTAAACAAATTTTAAATGATTATAATTCTAAAGTACCTTTTGTAAAACAATTATCAAATAGATGTATGGCAACTGCAGATAAAAAAGGATGTATCGTTACCATTAAAGGTAGACATTGTAGATTTGATAGATGGGAACCTAAAACATTTGGTATACATAAATCTATGACCAGGGAGGAAGCTGAATCTAAATATGATAGAGGTATGATCAAAAGAGCTATGACTTATAAGGCTTTAAATAGACTTATCCAGGGATCAGCAGCAGATCAAACTAAACAAGCTATGATAGATTGTTATAACAACGGCCACAGGCCACTACTACAAATTCACGATGAATTATGTTTTAATGTAAGTAAGGATGAAGATATAAAAGAAATAAAAAGTAAAATGGAACATTGTTTAGATGATGTTCCTATGAAAGTACCTAGCAAAGTAGATTTAGCTCTAGGCGCTAATTGGGGAGAAGCAACTTAATGATTAAAGATTTAATTAAATTTGGAGACTTAGGTTTTGGTAAGTGTCCTCATTGTTCAGAGACTACAACTTTTTTTCCAACAGAAACACAATCTGTTTTTGAATGTGAGATTTGTGAAAAGAAAGTTAAACAATATAAAAATGGAAAAGTTCACTGGTTTAAAATAGGTGAAGAATTTACAAACGCACAAGTGTTTAAATAAAAGTGCAAGCAATCCTTATAACGATTTAACGATTTTTTTAAAATATATGCTAGTGTTTGTTTAACTAGCTATGTCGTACAAGCCCATTTTTGCATCTTCAACGCTTTGTTCGTTGATTTTTGTTTTGAGCTCTTTAATTTTAATATCGATCCATTTCATATCAGTAGTCACTCTACCCTGTTGCAACGCCTGTTGCGCCCACTGAGATTCCAACTGAAGTTTCTCCGATATTAACTTCTGTAGTGCCATTTTCTAGCTCCTCATATGTGATGAAGATTCTATTATTTAAATAAAAACCTTCATCTTTAGCTTTAATCTCACCATTCTCAAGTTTATTCTTGAATTGAATGAGAGCATCCGCATCATTTTCAGCAGTTATTATCCCATTATAATATAGACCTTCTGATCTAATTTGTATGCGATACTGCTTCATAAGATATTATATATCAAATTGTAGGGTTTTTGCAAGTATTGACAAGATTATACGTTTTCTTGTTCTTTACAAGAAAAATTAACTAATAGTTTGTTTTTATTCACTTCTTCTAAGCCTATTTCTCTAATAGCACCCATAGCATTAATAAAACCTGCGGTTGCACAGTCGAAATGATCTTTATATGTGCCTATTTGTACGGGTTCAGTACACTGTTGAGAAATGGCAGAACATATCTGTAACACTAAAACAAATTTCATTTTGGGCTTGACCTTTCTTATCTTATCTATATATTCATAAGATAATAATATTAATAATAACAATTATAACATATGAAAAGTAAGAGCACTAGTTACAAACAATATCATTCAGAAGTAGATGATATTCTTTCAAAGCTACATTCTAATAATCTACAGGGTAATCCTATTACACCTGCTGATGATGAATGGATTAATACAAGAGAACGTTTAATCAAAGCTAAAATGACTAACGGCAGATATAATTTTTTTCCAATAAATTGGCAAATTGCGGAACATTTAATTATAGATGAGTTATGTTCAAGAGAAAATGTTGCAGTTGAACACATAGAGTTTAAAAAGGAAAGAAACTAATGAACCCAGTGGCATTTGTAACAATTTTTATACTGATTTTATTTTTTCCAAAATTTATGTTGGGATTTATCCTAACCATAATTGCTTTTTTCTTGGGGGTAACGTGGTAGAAAGTAGTTGGAAAGATAAAAGAATTGCAGCCATCAATCGTTTAAGTAAAATGAAAGGTTGGTCGTGCAGTGACAATAACCCTTATTTTGATTTAGTTCAAAATATTTATAAAACAAAAGCAAAATCATTAAAACAATTTAAGGAGGAACAATTATGGATATCAATAAATGGAAATCAGTAGCCGTAACTAAAGAGACCCATACTCTTCTTACAGCATTGTGCAATGAAAAAGAAAGAAATCCTGCAAGAATGATTTCTAAATTGGTAAAAGACTACACGGAATTTCAAGCTAAGAAAAAAGGAATGAGTGTAGAAAAATATCAAATTTTTTTATTGTCAAAGCTTAAGAAAAATGGTAGTAAAGATTAATCATCACAAACTCCTATCGTTGGTTGATTGCCAGGTTGATTTATTAAAATTAAATCAGCCTGGTATTTATTTTTTATTTAATAATGAAAATAAATTAATTTACGTTGGTGAAAGTAAATTTCCTTTGATCCGAATAATGGATCATTATTTTAAACATTATCATAAAGCTAGAAAATCTAAACAAGGATTTCAGAAAAAAGGTGTTGGTCCCGTATTTAGTAAATTTAAAATTATAACTTTAAAAAAAGAAACAGATAAAAGAATTAGACAACATTACGAAAAAAGATGGATTAGACGATTTGATCCTGAATTAAATTATCATAGTTCACAAGTTCCATACGATTTATCTATTAAAGAAATACGAGCTTTTATATTAATTTATAAAGATTTTTTTAGTGGTAGAATGACTTGGTATAGATATATTAATGATGAAGTAATGAAGCAAAGACCTAATTATAAAGAACATAGAAGAAAATTAAGAAAACGTAGATACATAGCAACGGGGAGGTAAAAATGATTGATACTGATGTAATTTTATTTGTATTTTTAGTTTGCATCGTAAGTGCATATTATATAAATAGATTAATGAAATAATTAAAGGAGAGAAATATGGTGTGTAAAAAATGTAAAGGTAATCATTTCGTATATAAAAATGATAATTTAAATACTGAGAATACTAGAAAATTTGTAAACTATGAAACAGAGTTCTGTGATGAATGCAAAGGCGTAGACAACTACACATCACAGGCCACAGGACAATTTAATGGGTTACAGGAAGCAGTAAGGTCGTTCTTTGGGCACTAAAAAAAGATTAACAAAAGAACATATGATAGAGTGTTTGCAAATACTTGCGAACAAGCTAACCAGGGAAGAGTATGCGGCT